CCGCGGCTGGAGGCGTAAAAAATATATAGACTCTGGCGACACAGACTATAAGGGGTTTATGAGATTAAGATGAAACTAAAAGAAATACTAGAGTCTGGTGATAAGTATTATCATGGCACATCAAGAAAACTAAAAGGATTAATTACTCCTCCTATGGAGCATGGATTAGAAATACAAGAGCGAGGTAGGAAGAAAAATCTTGATAAAGTTTTTATTACAAAAGACCTAGGTTCAGCAAATATATACGCTGGAAGAGCTAAGAATGTTTTTGGTGGTAAACCTGTTGTTTATATAGTAGAGCCGATAGGTAAAATGACTACAATTAATGCAGCAAAGGGAACGACAGTATTTGCTGTTAACAAAGCCAAGATAATTGGAGTGGTAAAACCGTAGAGTCAGCAGATGAGATTAAGATGAGACTACCCATAGTAAATGACTACACAATAGCTGCTGATTTAATAAGTAGTGTTGCTAAGATATGTCCTACAGATAAAGTAAACGCTGCTTTAGGTTGTTCAGCCCTGTATTATCATAATTGTTGTGCTGAAGAACCAAAAAATACCAACAATGAGAGACAATTATCAGAGCAAAGGTCGTTGGGTGGTAAAATTGACGCTTATGTATGATATTTATGGAAGACATTCACGCGTTATAATGGTTGATGTAGAAAGCTATAACGTAAATGGAGAATATTTATGGAATTTGGACCTATTCTTGAAAACGTAGCTAGTGTATTTGCTTTACTAATAACCCTTTCTGTTATTATTGAAAGAGGTTTGGCTACAGTTTTCGGTTGGAAGTATTACGTGAAACTCTTAGGTGGTAAGGGACTTAAGGTACCTATCGCTGTTGGTGTTTCTTTTCTAATCGCCAATCAAGTGCCAGTGGACTTGGTAGCATTGTTGTTTAACGGAGAGACTTCGGTCTTAGGCCAAGTGCTTACAGCTGGATTACTGAGCGGTGGAAGCAAAAAGGTAGCGGAAACCTTTGGTGATATAAAGGCCGCAGTGGGTTAATAAAAACCCTTCAAAATATGTGAGCCGCTTTCGGGCGGCTCGCATAACTTATTATATAGGAAAAAAATGAAACTACATAAAGTATTATTATCCGAAGAAGATATTCGTGATTTGATTAAGATGTATATTTCTTCTATTAAGAAGAATAATATGCAGCGCCGTGAAAGATATAAGTCTATGATTTGGGTGCGACTTGCAGATCTTGGTTTTGATAGACCCCACATCAAAAATATGGTTAATGATTTAACCGATGTTGATACTGAAAAAGATGTAGATGTTTTTATGTCTCGTTATAAATTATGGGGCGATGATTATGCTGATAGTTTTAGAGCAACCGAAGCTACTCTTGTAAATGCTTTAACGGAAGCTGAAAGAGAAGAGGATGAAGAGGGCGTAGAACAAAACATTAAAACTTATAAAATGCTTTTACAAATACCTTTTGCTACAAAAAAGAATAAAGAACAAAAAATAAAAAAATTAAAGTTTGATTTTAATGTTTTAGACATTAAGATTAATAAGGAAAAAGATGGAACAGTAGATGCTATTAACCCCGAAGCTCAAGACAACCCCTCTTTAGAGTATGTGGTTGGGCTAGAAATAGAAACTGAAATGACCCGTTCCCAATTGGAGAATACATTAGAGCCAGACTATAAGATTCTGAAACTAAGGGTAGTCTAATGGCAATCTCTCAATTAAGTGAAAATAAAATATTAGATGCAATTATCACTAAGCATTTAATTAGGATTTTTTATTCTAAGAAAAAACCACCCAACAGAACCACTACTGAAAGAGTAGTGAGAATAGTAGAACCTTACGAAATAAAGGATGGTTATCTTTATGCGTGGGATACAACAAAAGATAAGGTAATAAAAACTTTTATATTAGATAATATTAATAATGTTCTAGTGTTAGGAACAACATTTAAAGATAGGTATCCCGACAGTGGACAGGCATTTCCTACTTATACTGCGATTAATCCACCCGATGCACGGAGATTGAGGCCAACGGTCAATACTACAGCATTCGTATAGAAAGGTTTTTAAATGAAATTAGAAGATATTGGTGTGGTCATGTTAAGTCATGGTCGCAGAGATAAGCTTGAAATAAGCTTAAAGTCTTATGAAGAAAATGGTTTAACGGACATAGTTGGTGATAACTTTATTTTCTTTAATGAAGTTGCCAACGATGACATTAGCATGATAGAGCATGAGTATAAGAATTTTGAGTGGGGTGGCCACCCTGTTAATTGTGGCATTGGTTGGGGGATGGTAAAAGGCATAGAGGATTGTGGTAGAAAATATGTTTTGTTTTTAGAAAATGATTTTGAATTAGCAACAGACAAAGACAATATTTATAGGCAGTTAGAATTGGGTTTACGCAATCTTGAAGAGAACAGCGTAGATATTATAAAGTACCGTGAAATAAAAGATTACATACACACTTCTAATGAAGCAATGCATTGGGCTGGCAAAATTGACCTCACAGGTAATATTAATTCGGAACAAGGACGAGAAGGTTGTCCCGAAAAAAATTGGTGGATAGGTTTTGCAGTAGAAGAAAAGTTTGGTTATAATAATTCTGATATTTGTGAAAAGCTAGATGAACAAGAAGAAAGTGTTTTGTGGCGAATGCCGTGTAAATATGCAAATTGGAGTAATAATCCATTCCTTTGCAGTAAAGATTGGTTTTTGGATTTAGCTGCTAAAATAGGTTTTAAAGAAATGGGCGCTCCATCCAATACGAGAAGTCCCGACTTTGAAGAACAAATTGAAGCGGGTGGGTGGTGGCAGAAGCAAGATTACAGAGTGGGTATTTTACCAGGCTTATTTAAGCATCAACCATGAGAAGCTAAATGGATAAAGATCAAGCAGAAGAATATGTAAGATGTAGAAAAGATCCTATTCACTTCATTAAGAAGTATGGTAAAATACGTCACCCCACTAAAGGTCTTTTGGGTTTTGAGCTTTGGGATTTTCAAGAGGATACACTTCAAAGTTTTCTTGATAATTCATATAACATTATTTTAAAGGCAAGACAATTAGGTATTTCTACTTTATGTGCTGCTTATGCTGGTTGGATGGCTAACTTCTTTAAGAATAAAGAAATTTTTATTCTTGCTACGAAAAGAGATACTGCTACTAATTTGGTAGATAAGATAAGAGTATTTTTGGACGAAGTACCGGCGTGGTTAAAGTCTGAAGTAACTATTGATAATCGTCAAAGTATGGAATTAGCGAATGGGTCAAAGATTAAGGCTGGTGCCACTGGCTCAAATGCAACAGACGCAGCTCGTTCAGAAGCTTTAAGTTTATTGATTATTGATGAGGCTGCATTTATTAAGGCGATGGATGGAATTTGGACAGCTGCTCAACCTACGTTAGCAACGGGTGGTGATTGTGTAGTGTTGTCTTCACCTAATGGTATTGGTAATTGGTTTCACAAAAGCTATATAGAAGCAACCGCTGGCGTTAGTGAAAGGGTAGGTGATAAAAATATTTCTTTCACTCCTATTAATTTACCATGGCACTTTCATCCCGATAGAGATGAAGAGTGGGGTAGAAACGAAAGAAAGAAAATAGGTGATCAAGCTTTTGCACAAGAACATGATTGTGACTTTCTTCAATCGGGTAATAATGTAGTTAGTTTAAAAGCCTTAAGTTGGTATGAAGAACACCCGAATGATGAAGAAGAAGCAGATAATGGTTACAGACCCTTTATGAGAGAACCCGAAGAAAAAACTTGGGTAGATAAAAATCTTTGGATATGGAAGTATCCCGATTACGATAAACAATACTTAATTTCTGCTGACGTTGCGAGAGGTGATGGTGATGACTTCTCGGCGTTTCATGTGATTGATGTAGAAAATTATGAGCAAGTGGCCGAGTATAAGGGCAAACTTAATACTGATACGTATGCTCATCTTGTTCATAATACTGCTGTTCAATATAACAATGCATACATAGTTGTTGAAAACGCTTCTATGGGTCATCATGTGGTGATGAAAATCATAGAGATGGAATACAAAAATATGTATTGGACTATAAAAGATTTAACTAGAATACACGAAGGCAATTCTAATCAATTACATTATGATCCATACAATGTGCCAAAGAACGCAGTGCCTGGTTTTACTATGAGTATGAAAAGTAGACCTGCTTGTGTGGCGCGTATGGAAGAAGATTTAAGAACCCACGATTTTATATTACATTCAAAAAGAACGCAGAATGAGTTGGAAACCTTTATATTTAATAATGGTAAGCCCGAAGCCATGTCTAGTTATAATGATGACCTTGTAATGTCATTAGCTATTGGTATGTATGTAAGAGCAACTACTCTTAAATTTAATAATCAAGATGAAGACATGACGAAGCAATTATTAAATGGTCTTAACTTTCAATCAACCCCTTATCAGTTTGGTATCTATAAGAATGATAAGGAAAAAATGGACGAACACTTTACCTTTGATACTGGCAACGGCCAGCGAGAAGATTTACGATGGATGATGAGTTAATGACTGAAAATAATGGGTGGAGCAAGTATGAAAAAATGGTGATAGATAAACTTGATGACCATGATGATAAGTTTAATGGTATTGAGGATAAGCTTACACAAATACAAATTGATATCGCTACATTAAAAGTTAAAGCTGGTGTGTGGGGTGGAATTGGTGGAATGATTCCCGCAGTCATCGCAATAGTTATGTTTTATGCAACCGCAGCTAAATAAAGGAAGGTGCTATGGCAGATAGATTTGATATACTTAAAAAGATTTTAAAAGGTGGCTCAGCGTCATACAAGATCCCAACGGAGCGCCCTGGAATACGTGCGCAGAAGCAAGCCTTTGATACTTTCCAAAGGGCATCGTCTGCGTTGTATCAACAATCTTTGGTTGGTGGAGTAGAGAGACTAGAGAGAGTAAAAGATTATGAAGAGATGGATCACTACCCAGAGATTACAAGAGCCTTAGACATTTATGCTGATGACTCTATGACTTATGCAGAAGACGGTAAGATTTTACAAATAGTTTCTGATGACGATAAGATTATCCATGAGCTAGAAGAATTACTTTATCAAAGATTAGATTTAGATTTCCACCTTTGGACTTGGATTCGTAATATGTGCAAGTATGGTGATATGTTTAATCTGTTAGATATTGTTGATAAAGAAGGTGTGTTAGGTGCAATCGCAATGCCGGTGGGTGAGATTGAAAGAGAAGAAGGGTATAACAATGACCCTAATAGTTTAAGGTTTAAGTGGACGGCTCAAGGTAATACGGTGTTTGAAAACTATCAAGTTTCTCACTTGCGTATTTTAGGTGACGATAGATTCTTGCCTTATGGTAGGTCGGTGTTGGATTCTTCTCGTAAGGTGTGGAAACAATTGTTAATGGCAGAAGATGCTATGTTGATTTATCGTATTAGCAGAGCGCCGGAGCGTAGGGTGTTTTATGTTGACGTTGGAAACATTCCCCCAAGAGATGTAGATTCTTATATGCAGAACGCAAGGGACAAGCTAAAGAGAATTGCTGTTACACAAGAATCTAATGGTAATCTTGATATGAGATATAATCCCGAATCTATTCTTGAAGATTTCTTCATTCCGGTTCGTGGCGATAGAGGCAGTAGAATTGAAACATTGCCTGGTGGTGAAAATGCTGCAGCTATTGAGGACATAGAATACTTACAGAATAAATTGTTTATTTCGTTGGGTGTGCCTAAATCTTATCTCACTGCTGAAGAAGATTTGTCGGGTAAGTCAACACTAGCACAGGAGGATATTAAATTTGCGAGAACTATTCAGCGTATTCAAAAGATTGTTGTCAGTGAGTTGGCGAAGATATCACTTGTCCATCTTTATTTGCGTGGATATGATGAGTCCTCCATTTACAACTTTGATTTAAGATTAACTAATCCTTCTACCGTTACTGAAATGATGCATCTTGAATTAATGGGTAATCGTTTTAGCACAGCAAATGATATGGCTGACTCTCCATTGTTGTCGTTAGATTATATTCAAAGAGAAGTGTTAAAGTTATCGGCTTCTGAAATTGTAGACATTAACCTACAGATTGAGAAAGAAGCACAAAACGCTCATATCATTGAGCAGTTAAAAATGGGTGAGCAACCCGATCCAATGGGTGGTAACGCACCTCCGGCGAGTGGAGGTGAAGAGGACGCTGCTGAAGAAGGTGGCGATGATTCAGCAGAGGAAAATACTACTAGGCAGTATACTCAAGATGCGATGCCTTATGATCCTATTGGAACAAGAGAGTTGCCAGGTTATCCTAAGAATTATACTTTTAATGAAGATGGTGAAACAGAACAGACCGAAGATAAGTTAAGTGATCCCGATAATGAAGAGATGAAAAAGACGCTTGATTTTATTCGTAAGAAGTCAAAAAATCGTAGACCGAAGAAAGATATGTTTGATCGCACCATCTCTGATATTATGAAGTATGACCATGTGGTGAACGGTATGGTAGGTAATCTTATAAAGGATCAGGCAGAAAATAAGTTAGAAGAATCAACTTTCTCGTTAATGAAGGCTAAAGAAGATTAATTTAACTTAAGTAGTAATATATTTATTTTAGGCGATACTATAAAATATTGGGGTTAAGTATGAAACATAGCAAACAGCGTAATGTTGGTATTCTTTTTGAAATCTTAAACCATGCGGTATTAAATGAGATTTCTAAGGGCCACAATAAAACAGCAACAGGGATTCTTTCTGTTATAAAGAAATACTTTATGGCCGAAACACAAGTCTCTAAGGCTTATAGGGTTTATTCACAATTGTTGTATAGTGAGGCAAGAAATCCTTACTATGCTACTCGTTTTTATGGCAACTTGGTAAAGGAATATAATCAAACGGTTAATGATCAAAAGCTTTATAATGAAAACACTCAACTGTTAGATGAGATAAGTAAGGTTTGTAATCGTAAGCAAATTATGAAAGTAAGCGTTCCTAACTATAAACTTTTTGCCAGTTTTAATATTCTTATTAATGAAGGTCATATTAATATGGGTGGCCAATACCTTACGAGTCGTGATAGATCTACTTGTGAACAAAATATTTTTGAGCATCTAGTAGAGAACACGGAAGCTAAGAGAATTAAAGAAGCAAACGCTCACCATACTGATAAACCTAAACATCAGCTTCAAATTGAAACATTTGCTTTAGGAATTGCCTTAAAGAATTTTGATAAGAAATATGGTAAGCTTCTCACCACCGAACAGAAAGATTGTTTAGTGAAGTATTATACCACCAAGGATGAAAGAAATTTTTCTAATTGGATGAAGAAAAGAATTGACAATATTCTTGATGAAGTTGCTATAAAGAAAGATAAGGTAGACAATCAACAGATTAAAGAAAAGATTGAGTTGGTAGAAGAAAAGTTAAGAGGCATCTCTAAGGAAAATACTTTATCTACTACTAACCTTAAAGATGT